CTATTGAAGACTGCATGGGTGTGGCTATTGAGAAGTATGTCTCTATCCATAAAATCGTTAAAGGCCAAGAAGATGGTATCTATCGCAAGGTAGAGATTGGTACTGATTCGATGGATACTGACCTTGAGCCTACTCAAGAGATTACTCAGTACGAAGACGATAAAGTAAAACTTTTGACCTACTATGGTCTAGTTCCAAGAGAGTACATTGAGAAGCTAGAAGAAGGCGCAGAAGTTGAAGATTTGTTTCCTGAAGACTCTGTTCAAGATGAATACTCAGACTTGGTAGAGGCAATTATCGTTATTGCTAACGATGGTGTACTCTTGAAAGCAGAAAAGAATCCTTACATGATGAAGGATCGTCCTATTCTTGCTTACCAAGATGATACTGTTCCTAATCGTTTGCTCGGTCGTGGTACTGTAGAGAAGGCTTACAACTCTCAGAAAGCCATTGATGCACAGATTCGCTCTCATTTGGACTCATTGGCGCTGACTACTAGCCCAATGATGGCTATGGATGCCACTCGTTTGCCTCGTGGCGCTAAGTTTGAAGTAAAGCCAGGCAAGAACATCCTGACAAACGGCAATCCTAACGAGATTTTGTATCCGTTCAAGTTCGGTAATACCGATCCTGGCAACATGAATACTGCCAAAGAGTTTGAAAGAATGCTTTTGCAGTCTACTGGTACGCTAGATAGCAATGGAATGGTGTCTAGTGTCTCTCGGGATGCTAACCAAGGTGGTATTTCGATGGCTGTAGCCTCGATCATCAAGAAGTACAAGCGTACTTTGGTGAACTTCCAAGAAGACTTTATGATTCCGTTCATCAATAAGGCTGCGTATCGCTATATGCAGTTTGATCCAGAGCGTTATCCTACTGTTGACCTGAAGTTTATTCCTACGGCTGCTTTGGGCATCATTGCTCGTGAGCATGAACAACAGCAATTCATCTCTTTATTGCAGACACTTGGCCCAAATACGCCAGTTTTGCCTGTGATTTTGAAGGGCATCATGGCTAATTCTTCTCTGTCTAACCGACATGAGTTGATTCAGATGCTTGACCAGATGGCTAAACCTGATCCACAAGCTCAGCAGATGCAACAAGTTCAGCAACAGTTGGCAATGCAGTTGGCACAGGCTCAAATTGCTGTCCAAGCGACACAAGCTGAGCAAAATCGTGCTGAAGCTACCAAACTGGCAGTTGAAGCTCAGTTAATGCCTCAAGAAATGCAAGCAAAGGTGATTAGTAGCAGTACTAAGAATTTGCCTGCTGGTCAAGAGTCAGATGAGTTTAACAAGCGAGTCAAGATTGCTGAATTGATGCTCAAGGAGGCTGATATTAAGAATAAATCTAAGATTGTTGAGATGCAAATGGCTGAAAAGCAAAATAAAATCTCAGGCATGGAACAAGATTTCTTAGATCAGTTGACCAAGGAGTTAAGCAATGGACGCTGAAAGTCTGGTCAAGGAGTTAATCCTAAAGAGCATGACTCCTGAACAGCAGGAGGCTATCCTTAATTCTGTTAAAACTTCAGTTGCACAAGCTAGAGCAGTTCAAAAGCAAAAGATTGGCGAGAATGTCGATCTTGTTGTTCAAGCTCTCAAGAAAATTGAGTCCGACATTCGTAGTCGCTATGACGATTTAGGCAATCTCATTGAAAAACGAGTTGCTTCCATTCAAGATGGTCGTGATGGTATTAATGGTACGGATGGACGAGATGGAAGAGATGGAAAAGCCGGTAAAGATGGCGCTCCTGGTCGTCAAGGCCCACAAGGCCCTGCTGGCAAAGACGGAAAAGATGGTGTTGATGGCGTATCTGTAACCAATGCTTATCTAGATTTTGATGGTGGTTTGGTCATTACATTGTCTAATGGCAATGAGATCAATGTTGGCGAAATTGTGCCAATGGAGTTGGCAAGCCAGATCAAAGTTATCACGAATGGCGGTGGTACATCTCAATATGTATTAGATACTTTGGCATCTTTGCAGACTCAGATTAACACTCTGATTCCTAGCCAAACTGGTAATTCAGGTAAGTTCCTAACTACTAATGGAACAAGCACTTCTTGGGCTTCAGTTGCTGGTGGGTTGAGCTACCAAGGAACTTGGAATGCCTCAACAAATACGCCTACTCTTGCTTCTAGTACTGGCACAAATGGCTATTACTACATTGTTTCTACTGCTGGATCAACTAATTTAAATGGCATTACTGATTGGCAGATTGGCGATTGGTTGTTATTTAATGGTTCTGTTTGGCAGAAGATTGACCAGACCAACTTGGTTACAAGCGTAAACAGTCAAACTGGTGCTGTAACGCTTACCTACACAGATGTTAATGCCATTGGTAGCATTACTTCAACAGATGGCTCTGTGACTGTTTCTACAACATCTGGAGTGGCTGATTTATCTGTTGCAGTAGCAGCGTCTACAACCAATGTTATTTGCCAAGTAAGAAATACAACTGGTACAACCTTAACTAAAGGTACAGTTGTTTACATTACTGGCGCTACTGGTCAACTACCAATTGTAAGCAAGGCTATTGCTACTGGTGATTCAACATCTGCCCAAACTTTGGGTGTGATGAGTGCTGATCTTGCTAATAATTCTAATGGTTATGTGACTATCATTGGTTTAGTTACTGGCATGGATACATCTGCGTATACAGATGGTGCTCAACTCTATCTAAGCCCAACAACAGCAGGAACTTACACAACTACTAAACCTTATGCACCAGATCATTTGGTTTATGTGGCTATTGTTGAACATGCTCACCCAACACAGGGCAAGTTGTTTGTTAAGGTTCAGAATGGCTATGAGTTAGATGAGTTACATAATGTATCTGCTCAGTCTCCTAGCAATGGTCAGACCATTGTTTATAACTCAAGCACTTCACTTTGGGAAAAGAATACAGTTTCTTTGACTGCTGGTGTAAATGGAACGCTTCCTATTGCAAATGGTGGTACAGGAGCAACTACTGCTGCAGGCGCTCTTAGTTCATTAGGTGCTTATGCAGCAACCAATCCCAATGGTTATACATCTAATACTGGTACTGTTACTTCAGTAGCGGCTACTGTTCCATCAATCTTTAGTATCTCAGGAAGCCCAATTACTTCTTCTGGTACTTTAGCTATGACATATAGTGGTACTGCATTGCCTATTGCTAATGGCGGTACAGGATTAACAAGCACTCCGACTAATGGACAGTTGTTAATTGGCAACGGAACTGGTTATACAGCATCAACTTTGACTGCTGGTAGCAATATAACCATTACTAACTCTTCTGGTGGAATTACAATTGCCTCATCAGGTGGTGGTGGTACTCTTGTATTTCCTTTTTACAAGGCTGATGGCACATCGGACACTATTGCTTTGGTAAGTAGTTCATATCTGCCTTTCTTTAATAGTTCTGGCACTGCCAAGAACATATTGCTAACTACTTGAGGTAATGTATGGCTGTCGTTAATCTTGTTAAATCGATATATACCGCTTCAGATGTAACTTCACTTGGTGAGCTTGCATCTGGAGACACAGTAAATCTTCCAACTGGTTCTCAGTTAAATTCTGCTGATATTGTTAGTACTTCTGCTACCCAGACGCTGACCAATAAGACTCTAACAAACCCAACTGTTACAAACTATACAGAAACACTTTACACAGCTAATACTGGTACAGCAATTACTGTTTCTTTAGCTAATGGTACTGTTCAACAATTGACTTTGACTGGTAATGCAACTATTACAATGCCTACCGCAACTGCTGGTAAGTCATTTGTGATTATGTTGAAGCAAGATGCAACTGGTTCACGATCTGTTACATGGTCAACAGTTACATGGCCTGGTGGAACAGCACCAACCATTACAGGAACTGCAAGTAAACAAGATATATACAGTTTCTTTGCTGATGGTACAAACTGGTATGGTGGCATTATAGGACAGAATTTCTAATGTTTGCAGCATCCAAATCAGGTAGCGTAGACGCTAAAGACCCTCAGTTTAACTATGTAACGATGTTGTTACATGGTAATGGTACTAATGGCGCTCAGAACAATACTTTTGTAGACTCATCTACAAACAACTTCACCATTACTCGTAATGGCAATACAACCCAAGGCACATTCACGCCTTATGGGTCTAATTGGTCTAATTACTTTAATGGGTCTCCGTATTTATCAACACCAACAGCTTCTGGTTTTCAGTTTGGAACTGGTGACTTTACTGTTGAAATGTGGGCTTTTGCAAACAGCTCTAGTACACAACATGGACTTGTAGCATCAAATACATCAGGCGTTGGATATTGGGCTACTTTAA